CTCGATATTTCCACGCATAGCGTCATATCTTGCAGCCTGATATTCAACACTTCCACCAGTTTGAACATATGAACGTGGAAGAACTTCTCCCATGTTTGACCTAATAACTCTTGGAAGTTCAGAGGGTGCTTTACCCCATTCTGGGGTAATGCCAATTTCTTTTAACTTTGCAATAACATCTTGTTCAAGTTGTTTAGCCGGTTCACCACCATTGTACTGATAAAACAAACGGTTATTAGAACCAAGTTGACCACGACGCCACACTGCTTCAATCTCTGGAAAATGTTCACGCAACAACTCTGCATCACGCACAAGTTGTTTCTGCTCTTTATTCCAAACACGCATACCATAACGGCTATCAATATTTACTGGTCGCTCTGCTTCAATAGAAGCATTAAATATTTTTGACAACTCTTCACGCAAAGTATTAGAACGAGAAATATCTCCTTCTTTATAAGAAGTAATCCTTGAACGCATTCTTTCAAATACACCCTTAACTTCTGAAAGTTTAGTCATAAACTCTTGATTAGTTTTTAACTCACTAGCAGAAACACCTGCAAGAATACGATTATACATTTGCTGATTAACTTTTTGACCACGAGGTTCAAGAGTTTGAATAACTCTACCCAACTGAATACTTGTCTCACGATGCAAATAATATTCAGACACAGCGTTGCCAAGGTCTGCAACAATATCTTTATAACCATTCAACTGAACAACACGGTTAGCAACTTCACGACTTTGTTTAGGAAGTTGATTATTAAGACGATTCTTTCTATCGGTTAAATCTTTGAACTGTCTTTCGAGATTGTTTCTTTCAATACGATATTTATCAATAACATCATTTGTTATTTGATTCTCAGGAAGAGAATCAAATACATCAATAGTTGAATGAAGAAGTTCTTGAATCTTATTAACTTCATCAGAAGTTTTTTTGAAAGCAGAAGTTAAAGCATCAATAGAAACTCTATTTCCGGCAACAAGAGTTGTAGATGTTCCAGCAGCACGACCCTCAACAATACGCTGTGCTGTGCCTGCTTGGTCAATAAGATTGACAAGGTTCTCATATCTCGAATAAGCATTATGAGTTGGAATCATCTCTTTAAGAAAATCAGGATTGATTTTCATGTCACGAGTAAGAAGCCAAACACCAGCCTCACGCAAGTCCTGAAGATTATCTCCAGTAGTTGTCGCACGAGCAATACGAGTGCGAATACCAGGAATCAAATTACCCTTAGCGTCAACAGAATCTTCCATAAATATTTTTGATAACGTCGCAGGTTTAATAGAATTAGTTGGGTCAAGACGAACTTTAAGTGCAGACATTTCTGGAGACAAACCTTCTGCACTCCAAAACTTCTCAACATTCTTCTCACCCAAACCACCACGTCCACCTTTTGCATAACCCAAACCAACACCAACATCACGATAATCCTGACGAAGAACAATGTTCAAAACATTGTCATAAGCATCAATACCTGTACCAGTAGTAACATCAAGTTTAGATGTAAGAATATCATTCAAAAGATTAGGGTCTTCAGAAGCCTTGGCAAGAGCAGTCTCCGCATTGGTCAACTCTTTTGCAGCAACTTGAATTTTATCATCAATAATTTTTTCAATCTCACTAACAGTTGATTCTTTGCCCTGATACAAATATTTTATAGTTTCAGGATTTTGACCCAACTGTGAATTCATAACAGAAATATCAGACTGAAAAGTAGTCATCAACTCTGCAATAGATTGCTCTGTTTCTGTAACAGCGTTATTTGCACCATTAAAAATATCATTCAAAGAGTTAACGACCTCAGTTTGTTTTTCAAACTGTGATTTGAAATCAATCCACTTAGTAGTTAAATTATCAATTTTGGATTTGAAAGAAGCCCTAGCAACCTCAAGAGACTTCAATGCATCTTCAACAGAACCAACCTTTGTTGCAGTCTTTTCCAATGTACTCAACTCTAAACCAACAACACCCTTAGTCTTATATCTAATAGCATCAAGAAGTTTGGAAACCTCTGTAGTAAGTTCAGAACCCTTAGCACGAACTTCTGTGCCTGCAGTTCTAAGATTGGCATTAGCAACTTTAACTAAATCAGCATTTGCGGAAACCCACTCTGGGGCAATAGTGGAAACTTGTTTGGCATATTGCAAACCACCACCATCAACTAGACGACCAAGAAATTCTGCTGTACCAAATTGGTCAGCGTAATGCTGACCATATTTTTGCATAACAGTGGGAATATCTGTTTCGAAAAACTTGCCAACAAAACCACCTTTATTTGCCAACTCGTTTAAAAAGTCAACACCTTTAAGCATGTCTTCTTGTGTTAAAACATGACCAAAGAAAACTTTACCTTCAGCCATTTGACGTGCTCTAAAAGACTTACTTGGGTCTGCCATATTTACTTTAAGATATTGCATAATTTCTTCTGCACGTGTACCAGAAGACTTGCGACCTAACCACTCAGAAGCATCTTTGGTCATCATGTGAGGAAAGTAATCTTGTATATCTCCCATAACAAACTTTGGGTCAACAAGACGCATTCTTGCACCAACCTCATTATGGAAATCATTGAAAGCACTCTTCAATTGACCATAAGCACGAGTCTCAACATCTGTCATCGGTCTAGTCCAGTTAGGTTTTCCCTCCAACGTGTACTGTGGTGTATCCAAAAACTGATATACAGTTGGACCTGCGGCACGAATATCTTCATGCTCAAGAATTGGTGCAATACGCTTCATGTACTCATCCAAAACAATCTTTGTTTGTGCACGAGCATAATTTTCTGCACCAAGAACACGCACAAAGAACTGTGCTTTTTCTGCATCACCCATTGCATTAGGAAGAACTTTAGACAAACTCTTTAAATCATAATTACCAGTGGCAAGAGCGGTATTAATTTCTTTTAAAACACGCTTAGAAGAAGTACCGGTAAGAGCCATATTTTCTGCAAGCCAAGCCATAGGGCTTGAACCCATAATTCCCATTCTTGTGCGTGTAAGACCAGACTCAAGAGCATCTGCAATAGGACCAGTCATTGGAGCACGAACACGAGAACCAAAGAAATAAACACCACTGCGTTGCAAACCAACTTTGTCTGCCATTGCAATGCCTTCTTCACTAGTTCTAAAAGCAACACGACCTTTAGAAGCAACATCTTTAACGAGTTCTGCAGAACCACCCATACGGTCAACAAGACCTGCAAGAGCAACACGGCCCTCTCTACCAGCGATGTGCTTGACACCAAGAGCAGACCTCAATGTTTGTTCTGCTTGAACTGCTTTATACGCATCAGAACCGACCTCAAGTCCCTTGAGGGCGAGTTCTGCTTCTTGTGCACCACGCAATACAAGTGCTTCAGGCACAGTAGCGCCAAGTGAGGCATATGTAAGAGGGTCTAAACCAATGTCACCGACTAATCCAAGAAGTCTTCCGCTCCAACCAGTCATTGGAAATGCTTTACCAAAACCATACGAAGTATCTTTAGTTTGGCTAAACCAATCTTTTAAACTTCCTTTTGTTCTTGAATCATTATCTAAAACATCTGTAACTTCACGAATGCCAGAAATAATTGCTCGACGACCAGTATCAACAACAGAACCAGCACCAAGAATTGTTTTACTAACAGGGTTATCAAATATTGCTTTACCAATAGTTCCCAAAGCACCAGAAGTCTGTTGACCACCAGCAGTAATATTTCCAATACTTGCAGACAAGCCCGGACGTTGCGCAATAGCATTCATCGCAGCACTACTAGTTTTTACTTGTTGATTCAAAAAATCAACATGACCAGCACTCATTGGCTTATTAGAAATACCACTACTAAGTCCAGGTGCAGATTTAAACGAATCAACAATAGAAGAAGAAGGAGGAGGACCTGGCTGGGTGGTCGCCTTCTTGGAAAGATTGTTTAGATTGTTAATCAGATTTTGCTGATTATCCATTTATTTTCCCATTGTGCGTAGTGCGATTGCCCTTTTAAGTAACTCAACATTCGCAGGTGTCTGACCCTGCTGTTCCATTCCTTTGCCAATTAGTTGTGAGGTTAAAGCCATAATCGCATTCTGTTTGGCAACAGGGTCACGAAGATTTAATGCTGGAACACGAGTTGCCGTTGTACCAAACTCACCAGCAGCAGGTGCTCTAAATGCTTTCAACTTTGCATCCCATACCTGACCTTGTGCTGCAGCAGCAAGGGGATTATCGCCAATAGTTTTTGCTGGAGCACCAGCAAGTTCAGCAAGATAATTTGCCCGAGCAGCAGCCTGAGCATTTTTAACTGGGTCCTGCAAAATTTGATTTGGATTAGCAGCAAGACGTGCTTGCGCTTCTTTCATCGCTGCTTTCTCCATTGCTTTCTTATCTTTAGCACTAGATGATGGCATAAAAATATCTTTCAATACACCACCACCAACTTGTGTTACACCTTTAAGCAAAGAGTTAATTGCCAATGGGTCAGACCAAGAAATGTTAGCATTTTTTAATATATCTCCAAGAGTGTATGCTGGGGCACCAGCATAACTTACAGTCTGGTCTTGCCAAGGCTTATCAAAATTCTGCCCCTCTGCAGGAGTACTCCATTCTTTAAGAACTTGTTTTTTTAACAACTCAAGTTGAGCATTCTTATCTGTGACCCTTTGAGTGGTTGGATTTTGTGCATAAACATCTCCAACACTCTTATCAACTTTTGCTTGTGTCTCATTAATACCTTTTTGCATTCCAGCAAAAAGGTCAGGATAAACATTTGTAGGGTCAAAACGTTCATTGGGATTAGGAATACCAGCCTTAGTATAAATATCTGCAGCAGTATCACGCTTCAACTTTTCGGCAGTAGTTTTTGTTTGTTCAGACACAAGTTTATCAACCAAGTCATCATAAGTTTTAAATGTTTCACCAGGCAACAACTGAACACCACTTTTACGAATGTTTTGTTTAACAGTAAAAGGGTCAATACCATTAGCGATATCAGCAGCAATTTTTGATGGAATAGAATCAGATGGAGTATTAGCAAGAGAAAGCCAAGTAGGCATATTGAGTTGCTCAATTTGTGCATCAGTTAAACCAGTATCAACAGCAGAACCCGTAGCAAAAGCAAGATTAGGGTCAAACAAATTATTGATATCTGTTTTGTTTGAACCCTTGGTATTAATCAGATTTAGAATGATGGAAAGAGGGTCATTCGGATTGACGGACATACTATTACCCCCTTTGGTTACATTCCACGACGGGCTTGCAAAGCCATCAATTCATCAGGAGATAAACCTGTTTGAGTTTGGGTTGGAGTTTGAGCAGCAATCAACGGTTGCAAGGTAGCAGGGTCGATACCCATATCAATCAAAGCCTGTTCAGCAGCACGTTTCTGTTGTGCCTGCTGAGACTGAAGTGAGAACTGCTGGCTAGCAATCTGTTGAGCCAACTGATTCAAAGCCTGCTCTTGTTGCAACTGTGCAGCAGCAGAGGCTTGAGCCTTTGATGATTCAGCCCTAGAAGTATAAGCAGCCTTCTGACCAGTTAAACCAGCCTGAGCCAAAGTATTAGCCATCTGAGCCTCAGACAAACGAGACTCATTACCTGCATTAGATTGACCACTTAATACCCTAATCAAATCATTAAAAGCAGCCCCACCAGTTTGACCAGCAGCCTGACTAGCAGCAATCTGACCTTGAACCCTAGGGTCATTAGCACCGTAGGCATTAAGAACCGCTTCCTGCGGATTCAAAACATTGCTAACAGTAGCCTGCATATTTGCGTAAGGATTAATTTGATTCTTAGTCAAATAATCATTCAAAGCAGAATAACCCTGACCGGTTAAATCTTGTGCCTGCGTATAACCCTGACCAATATTACTTATTGAAGTGTCATAGTTACTGTTGATGTTTCCAATAGCATTATTGTAAACATCAGAAATACCTTGCTGACCAGTTGTTTGCATACCAGCAAGAGTGTTCATCAATGCAGAAATATCATTGTTATATCCACCAGATTTATAGTCATTAGTCATTGCGGCAATTTGGTCTTGCAGTCTTTGTGCAGCAATAGCATCTTTTTGTTGCTGATATGTAAGTTCGGCCATACGTGCATCACCAGTTGTGTAACCAGATTTACTACTACCACCACCTGTTCCACCACCTGTTCCAGCACCAGAAAGAGAAGCCAACATCTGCTGAAAACTATTTGAAGAACCACCAGAAATAGGTGTTCCATCAGAATTCAAACCTAAAGCAGCAAGAGCGGCAGTGGTGGCAGAATTATTTACATCTGCATTGTATCCAGCAGTAGAAACAAAAGGTAGTGTACCAGCCACAGCGTCGCTAACACGACCCATCTGCGAAGGAGAGTAACCACTATAAGTTGAATTAGGATTAACTGGAATGGCTGGATTTAATTTAGCAACAATAGGTTGACCCAAATCTTGATTTGATTTTTTAGGTTGAACCATATATGAATTAAAACCCATAACTAAACTCCCGCTCTATATTGAAGTAACGCCTGTGCATCAGCAGCAATTTGTCGAGCCTTATCAGCCTCCAAATTAGCCAAATTAGAATTATATGAACCCAACAAATTTTGTTGACCCAACTGAAACATCTGTTGCTGTTGGTCCAAAGCCTGTTGCGCATCAGAAACTTGACGAATATTTTGATTACTAAAATCTTGCAAAGCACGACTAAAAGCACCAGAACGAACATTAGGACCAACAAGATTTCTGCGACCATAACCAGCAACAAACTTAGGTGTAGCCTGCTGCCATTGTGTTTGCAAATCACCTAAATCACGTTGACCACGTTGCTGAGAAAGAAAATTGGAATACGCATTCATTGCACCAGTAGAAGCATAATTATCTGCATACGAACGACGTTGTGCCTCATAAATACTTGGGTCATATGCCATTAGAAATTACCTTTGTATTGACTATCTTTATTGGAAATAGGACGTTTCTTTAACTCTTCAATATCTTTACGCATAGAATCAACAGCCTGAATCAACGCAGACACAATCTGACGAATAGCAACAGCATCCGTAGACTTAAGCGTTGTTACAGCAGGAATTGACAACGGTTCCATCATCCGAAAATCTGTCCCCCAAGTACAATCTGGTCAGTTACAGCAAGACCATTGGGTACATCAGTTGAATCAAGTTTTGCATAAGAAACAACACCATCAGTAATTTTAATTGCGGTAACTGCATTTGTTGCCAAAGCGGCTGCAGGAATAGCGCCAGCAGTAAAACCTGTGCCTGCTTGTAATGCATCAACAAAGTTTTTTACATCAGTAAAGTTTGCGTTAACTTGTGATGCCTGCGCAATCGCAGCATCAACAAAAGTATTTGTAATAGTAATAGCCATTATCCAGTGACCTTTCGATTATTATATTTATAAGCAATACTGTCAATACCCCAGTAACCACCAGCAGGACCAGTAAACAACAATTGTACGGAACGAGCCAATCCAAGATTTGCACCACGACGAACTTCTGCACCTGCTGCAACAACACCCCAGGTACCAGTTCCCCAACGCATTGTTCCCCAGTAGCCACCACTTGAAGATGGTGGCAAAACAATATCAATACTTTTTCGTTGATTACCAATGGCTTCTTCAAAATTATGGAAAACACGTATATTTAAAGTTCTTTGAGTATTGACCTGTTTTAAAACAAAGTCTGGTCTACGAAACATTTTTTTCATAGAATAATTATTTCCATCAACCCAACCAGTGCGATAGGTTGAAGTAAAGTTTGTTTCAACTGTTGCAAGTAAATCTGTTTCAGAAGTAAAAACATCAACACGCACAACACGGGCTATATAGGAATGCATCATTAATGGATTAACGCCACCGGCTGTTGTAATAAAATCTATTCCACCAACAAGACCATATCCATCTCCAGATGAATGTTTTACCCAAGAACCATTTACCGAAATGGATGGGTCATAAACAAAATTTACGGTAGCCGTAGAAGGTGATGTTGTAGTTGAATATGGCATACTCAACCAAACACGACGATTAACATAAGAAACAGTTATTTTTGATGTATAACCATCAGCAACGTATCCAAGAGGATACATTGATTTAAGGTTTTGAAACAAATCTACAATTGTGTTACCATTATAAAAAAACAATCCTTTAGTATGTGTATAGAAATATACACCGTTTTCCGAAGTTGCAATTTTTGTAGAACCATCACAACCCAAAACAGAAGACAATTCAACAACATTATGGTCAGTTGAATCGTATCCAAATAAAACATAAATGGCTTGTGGTTTAAACACAACAAGATGTCCAGCAACAACAGATAGACCAGTTATACCATCACCACCACCATTAAAATCAATAAAGTCAGATTGTAACCAATCTGACGGTAAACCTTCATGTGACCAACGCAAACGGTTTGGATAAGATGTTCCATCTTCTTTTGTGTTTGCAACAAACATTTTGTTTGTATGTTGAATTATGTGTTCTGCTTTTGGAAAATATCCACCAACAGGGGAGGCATAAGCCTGCCACGTTGGTCCACTAGCGGTCAAAGCAGTAGCATAAGTATCAGTAATCTTCCACTTATACGAAGCAGTAGCACCAGCACCAGTAACCATATACATCGTGTCACCCCACTGAGCGAACTCGATGCCATTACCACCAGAAGCCACAATAGGTTGAGCAGCACCAAAATTAAGTTGAGTAAAATTAGACCCGGTAGAAGTATGCACAGAAGTTTCTGTGCTCAACATCAAATACTGACTGGTTCCCTTAAACCAAGACAAACGCTTCGGAGTCCATGTGCCTGTAACCGCAGTAGAATTAATCTCACGATAAGCACCACGAGTAAACAAACCACCACGAGGGTCAACTTCCATGTTCAACATATCAGGAGATTCGTTATTTGCCAATTGAAATTGGTCAGCACGAAGATTTAAACCTCCAGTAAAATCTGTTCGTCTTTCAACAAGAATTTGTGGCATAATTAATAATTCTTAAGAGTTCTGCCAAGAGTTTGCAACCAACGTTGCAAAGTCGGATACTGTCTTCCACCAGACATAACAACAGGTTGTGAACTTGATGCTTTCATCAAGTCACGACGAGCAAGAGAAACACCCTCTTCAAATGACTTCATATACATATTGGAAAGGTCAGAGTCTTCTTGACGCTGATAAACACGAGCAAGCACAAAATATGGAAGAATGGCATGAAACCATTCATCAAGGTCAATAGTTTCCGTAATATTTGTAAGCCATGTATAAACAGGATTACGGAAAGCACGGATTGTCATTGGATATACAATGTTTGGTTTAGCCCATAATTGTAATTTTTTGTTCCAAAAACTATAAAAGTATGGACGGGCAGCAACATCCAAATTACCTAACCAAACCATTTCAGCCTGGTTGTAATCAATTAAATGTAAACGTGCTCCTTGAGCCGATGTATCTACAACAGAGATGATTTCTCGAATATCCCCAATTGTAGATATTGTGTATTCACGTTGATTAGCGACCGTATTAAATGTGTATGTTTCCTGCAGGATGGGCCAACGGCGTTCTAACGCATAAATGCGTTGGAAGCCCTCACGAGCAAATTGGTCAATAACAGCATCAGACAAATCGGTTTCATCAAGGTCGGACATGTCACGAACTTGTGAACGCAATGTTGTGAGCGTTATTGTCATTAAGCCTGACCCTTATTCCTTAGATGTCCAATACAGAAATCTGTCCCACGGGCTTTTGGACCCTCACATGTATCATCGTTTGCTGTGCAACGATTACGTCCAATATATGGACCTGATGGAGCAGCAAGGCGTGCGCCTTCTGCATGGGCAAGACGGGAGTGCTTGGTAGTTGGCTCCCCGTATAGAGTGTGAGCAAGTTTTGCCGATTGGTTCATACCAATAGGCGAAATTGTTACCTATTTAGTACATTGAACCTTTTGAAGAACTTTTCTTCATTGGCTTCATTGCTTGCTTACTCTTGGCAACCTTTTTCATTGGAGCCATCTTCATTACTTTTTTCTTTGGTGCCATTTTCATTACTTGCCTGCCTTGTTTAAGTTTGGACGAACCTTAAAGTTTTTATCTTGCTTAACGCCTACAGAACTATTCCTGTAAAGACCTGGTGCTGTAACAGTTCCAGACTTCTTTGTTGCACCAATATGGTTATCTACTTGACGATATGACTTATGGGACATAACTCTCCTAAACTATAAAACTAAATAGATTGGGGGAACGGGAAGGTGGTTCCCGTCCCCCGAATCAGATTACTTACTTACGGTAAATAGATACCGTGTCTGCTGCAGTGAACACACCAACAAAAGTTGCTGATGATGCTGCTGCAACGGTTGCCATTCCTGCAACACCCAAAAGTGTTACACCAGAAGCACCCGCAGTCAATGTGATTGCGTATGTTGCTGCTGCGGCATTGACAACAGTGAACTCAAATGAGGTCCCTACTGCTTCATCGGTGAAGCCTGCACCCAACTGTGCGCCTGTTGGCGTAGTGAGGGTACGACCTGCTGTTGGGGTCATCGTGTAAACTACACGAGCCGCACCAGCAAGTTGTGCTGCTGTTTGAACAGTTGCTGCATCGGTTGCGGCAACAATAGTTGTCCGTTCACGAGCGGCTGCAAATGCTTCTACACGCTTGCGTGTGAGAGCACCATCTGTATCATTTGCTAATAGTGGCATAATATTTCTCCTTGTTTTCTAGTTGTTGAACTTAGGCTGTCTTAGCGGTCAGTTTGCCTTGCTTTGCACGGTTACGTACAGTCAAGTTTCCGTAGCACATGATGAGCGCATAACGTGCATCCGTGTCTTCTGGCGAAACAAACGAGGTCTGTGAAAACCACTTGTCAGAGTGACCAACCAAGGTGATGTACTTGCTGTTAAGGAAGTAGAACACACCAGCCGTGCAATGTACGTCGTACATTACTGGAGCAGCCTTGAACAACAGGTTCTGGAATCCAGCATCTGCAGTCTTGGTGTCCGTATAACGGAGGTTTGGTTGAAGCAATGCTTCGTACTTCTCAAACAGGGTCTGAGTTGTCAACAATGTGTCTGGGTGGTCATTACCAACCGAAACGCTATTGTAAGCGGTGCTCATTTGCGCAAGAGTCAAAGCAGTTGCAGTGTTCTCCTCATATGACTTCCACCATGTGTAAGCACTTGAGTCAATGTTTCCAACAGTGTTACCGGATTCAACCAAGTTGCCAAGACCGTTCCAATCTTTTGAACTGTTTCCAGTACCATCAGCAAAGAACATTTTGTTGAAAGATTCACGCATGGACTCTTCAGCCTGCATAATTTTTGCTTCCAACAAGTTGAGGATTGCTTGGTCTCCATTGTTTTTGGCTTCTTCAATACCGCTAATTGAAATGGATGCAGCGTACTGTTTCCATTCAAATTCTGCAGCAGAAATACCAGTCTGTGGAGTAAGTGCCAATGAGTCATAACCCGAATACGAACCAACTGTGTCATTAGTACCGTAAATGAGTGGCTCAACAATTTTCGTACCGCCATTAAGCATACGAATGCGGCCCTTATCCATAAGGGTGTAGGTCAACGGACGTGCAGTAAATACGTTGTCCGTGAGAGTCTTGCGGTAATTCGCAAGGGTTGTTGTTAATAGGTTATCGAAGTTGCTATTCGCACTTGCCATGTTTTTCTCCTTAAGTTAAGCGTTAAGCGTGTTGACGCTTTGCAGCCTCAAACGCATCTCGCAATGATGTAATTGGTTTTGCCGATACATCAGCACTAACTGCTGAACCACCGCCAGAAACAACACCCACCTGACGCTTTGCCTGAGTAATCTGTGCCTGTTCTTCTGCTTTCTTCTCACGAAGAAGGCGAACAGCCTTAGCGTCCTCATACACTTGGTCAAATGCAAGTTGCTTATAAACGGCTTCTAAATCAGTTGAGCCCGTTGCTAAAGCACGGGCAACAACAGCGTTAGGGTCAAAATCAGAACCGTATCGTGTTTGAAGCGATTGAACAGTTCGCTCAAGGTCAGCCATTGCCCTTTGTTGTTCAAAAGACTGAACTCTTTGCTCTAACTGTTTATATTGCTTTTCAACAGGGTCTGCGTACAGGTCTTCTTCTTCAGAAGGTGTCTGTTGCACCCCATAATGTTGTGAAAGCAAACTTAAAGTACCTTGTGGGTCATTTTGCAAGGCTTCTTGCAAAGCAGAACCAAATTGTACTTGTCGCTTTTGCTCACTGAGTTCCTGTGTCTTACGGGTATAATCCGCTTGACGCTGGTATCCAGAAAGCGCCTCTTTAAGAGAAACTTGAATTTCCTCACCATTGACCTGAACGGAAACATATTTTTCTCCGAACTCATCAACAGGAAGCATCTCAATTTCCTGCTCACTAAGACTTTCAATTTCTTCAATCGCTAAAGTTGTTTGTCCTTCGGTTTCTAACTCAGGGACAACTTCTTCTACTGATTCATTGCTTACTACTTCACTCATGGAGTCCTTTCAAGGGGTTGCTCTATAGTTATGGATTTATCGTTACATCAACCCTATGGTTGCTGCGTATTTGGTAATGATGTTCCACCAGCCAAAATCTGTGCCAAAACCTGTGGAGGTATATTGCTTGGCATTGGTTGTCCCCCAGTAGGAGGCATCTCAGGACCACCCTGAGGCATTGGGGTCATTCCCTGTGGTGGCATACCAGGTGGAGGACCTTGTGGACCACCTTGAGGTGGCATCGGTGGAAGACCCTGAGGACTTATTGGTTGTGCCTGCATTTGGGGAGTTATCACAAAGGATGCGGCATTCTTAATGCCGAATCCATTCTGTAACACATAGTTGGCTAACTTTGGCATATCAATAATTCCTGCACCAGCAAAAGGTGCCATTGCATCAACAACCTGCAAAGCCATTTGACGACGGAATGACTCATTCACAGGTGCAGTAGAACCACCCTCAACAGTAAAGTCAAATTCTCCTTGAATGTAATCCCTGTCAAATGTAATCCATGCTGGCATAGAACCATTTCCAATAACACGCACAGCCTGTTCACCAGTCATGTATTGTTGTGCAAGCATTACCAAGCGACGTGCACAGTCACCAATTGCATGTTCGATGATTGCCAATTTGTCTGATGCTCTAGCGTTTGCGGCATCTTGTGCTATTGCTGCCTCTGTTGCTGTACGACGAATTTCTGGCAATCCACCACGCATGTATTCTGATACACCAGAAACACGGTCAATGTCTTGAGAAATAAGATTTGATTGATTATAAAACTCAGGTGGACTGATAACTGCTGGCATTGGAATAATTGTATTAGAAAGGTTTTCTTCCGAAATTACCGGAACCATAACATTGTCTTCATCTGATTCAAGTGCCGAACGACCATCAGCATCAAATGCTGATTCTTTATATAGCCATTTGCGTGAGAATCGTTTACGATGATTCATCATCTGTGTGCGGGTTTGATTTAATTCTTGTTGCAATGGTTCAATTGCTTCAAGTTCACCCATGGTATAAAAATGTTCTGGAATCTCATAGTTGCGCATCATTACAAATGGATGACCAAAAGCAAATGGCATATCGGTTGGATTAACTAAAAATTTGTCACTACCATCACAAAATATTGAAAGTTTTCCACGTTCAATGTCGTAATATTCCCAAATTTCTACATAACTATCTTCATCACTCTCCGACATTCTTGGTCGTAGAGTTCCCTGTTGACTATCAAGACTCCATTTAGAATAATGTGATGGAGAAGCCTCAACTCTTGCAGTAGAATTATATCGTTTATCTTTTTTAACATCTTTTAATGGACGTTTAACTCGTTGTGCAATCCATTTTATATCAGACATATTTGTTGCATCTGAATCAACAAAAACATCAAATGGAGAAATACGTTCAACAAAAGGACGGTCTTCAGTAATAATTAATTCAGATTCCGTGATTGATTCCATTGTTGCCATGTCATCAGATGCATCATATTCGGTACCATTTTTTTCAACAAAACGATAACCTGTTTTAATCCATCCATGACCAATAATAAGCATGTCTTTAACTGCACGACGAAATTCTCGTTGACATTCAAAATGTCTCCACCAATAGTTAACAATTTCTTCTGTTATTACAGCACGGTCAGCATCTTCAAACTTACGAGCATTAACTGTAATTTTTGGATGGTTAACAGAAACACTTGGAGAAATTACGTTGATGGTTGCAAAAGCCATATTAATTAAAAGTCTGTCTTCTTCTGTATGACCTTTGTATTGTTTTCCACGATACATATCAATCATTCGTTTCCACAAATCATCATAATTTTCTTCACGTCGCCAACGACTTGATTGTTCAATTTTATTTCTATATGTAACAATAAGTTCTGAATTAGATGTTCTAGCCATTACTTGACTCCCTTAATAGATGAACGCAATTGCCATCTCCATTTTTTATGCTGACTATCACGGTCAGCAAGAAAATTACAAATACCCTGCTCGTTGGCTTTTGTGGCTTCTTTAAATGCTTTGTCAATCTGTTTAATAACACCATCATTCATGGCAAGCAAAGCAGTAGCCATATCTAAGGGATTAGGTTTTGCTGTAACAGGTTTTACAGATTGCAAGTCAGCAAAATGCTGCAAAGCAAAAGGAGCATAACAATCCAGTTTTCGTATATTCTCGGCAAGAGGGTCAATAGCAGAGTCAACATCAACGTAAATTGTTTCAAACAATTCGTGATACTGTGCAAAATCAGGTCCCTCAACATTCCAATGAAAACCATGAGCGGTAAATTTCATTGCAACGGTGTCCGCAAGCAAAACTTTCAAACAATAATCAAGAGTGTACTTCTCAGCCATTAGTCCTCTTTCTCATCACTGTCTTTAACACCATTATGCCAACCAATATGCCCATCAATTTTGCTAGCAACTTTGTCCACCTTATTACCAATGACCCGTAATAAAATGCGTCCCTCTTCATGCTGGTCGGTGTTCTCTTTTCGAAGTCGTTGCAAAATGACGACAATTGGTCCCATGATGACTGCAACGATGATTGGAACCAAGACTGATTCCACGTCACACCCACCGTGTCCCTACTGGTTCAGCCTTTATACCTGCAGATTCTGCTTGTCGCATCTGCTCACGCTGACGCTCCACGACTGTAGGTCCATGAAAATCCTCTTTGCCATAAGTAAAACCCCATTTAATGCCCTTAATGTGGCATTTGAAACAAATAGAACCCCTGCGAGGGAGTTCTGACTCCATAAAGGTCGTCAAACAGTCTAAACAGCGAAATTCTTGCATAACTATTAGCGTTGTTCGTTACTTTGAACATTAAAAGCACCAATAGGTATTCGAGTTTGTTTTTTTTCTCGAATAATGTGTTGTTCCCACCAACCAAGAGTGTTTTTAACAGGTAAAGCATCATAACGGTACTCAGGCAACCAGACATATTTAAGCATCTGATTTGTGATTGCCAAAGACATCACTCTGTCATCATGCGGAGAACCATGCATCTTGCCGTTGGCTTCACGCACAAATGTACGTAACTCAGCCATTGTTTTAGCGTCATACAACAACATGGAAGAATCACGAAGGGCAGCATTAAGTTCATCAATAGCCAAAGGCTTAGAAACAGATGTAGTTCTCCAACCCAAAGTATCTGAAATAACAGGGTTTCTGTGGTTCATTTTTCGCTGACGGTAAATGTTTCTGTAACTTACTCGTTGCAACGCTTTCAGAGTTGTTAATCCGTGGTTGTTTGATTCAACCCCAATAAGAGCATAGTTGTAATAAAAACCTAAAGCGTTCAGGACCTGTTCACCAAAAATATCGGCATCAACATGACCATGCCAGTGAGCAACCATCATTCCTGTGCTTGCCGAAATAACATGGGCAGAACTGAAGTCACCATGACCCAAACCCTCTGCAACGTCAGCACCAATAACATAAACTTCTTGTCGGTCTGGATATTCCCAAATAGCCAGTTCACCACCATCTTTCAAAAATGTGTAAACATTTTTACCGAGACTATTTTTTAGATAACCCCTGTCGGGTTCAACAGGTTCAATCTGTCTGATTGCTTCAAGGTCAAACACTGGACGACCAGAACGAATAAACGCTTCTTCCGCATTGTCCGGATATTCCTGTGCCAACTGCCAATCAGGTAGGTCACGTTTCTTAGCCTCGTACCAGTACTCATCACGGTCTCCAGCAGACCAAGGAAAAAAGATACCAACAAAGCGATTGGTTCCAGTTTGTGAACCAACCCACAACTGGTGAAATATGTTGCCTTCACCGTTGGCTGTGCTCAAACAAACGACACGACCACCAATGTCTGCAATTGGTTCAATAGATGCCCACGCTTCATCGGCGTTGGGCAAAAATGCCATTTCGTCAATGAACACTCGATACACAGATTCACCACGAGCAGGGTCATTACCTGATGGCAAAGACTCCAAAGATGAATCGTTGGAAAACACCATCTTTAACTGGTTGTCAGACAAAAGGTCGGGTCCACGTACCCTCATCCAAGGAGGCAACATCTTGTAGCCGTACTTGGTCTTTTGTAGTAACTTAGATGCTTCACGTTCTGTGCGTGAAAGCATTACTGTAAAACGGTCAGACCAGTAGAACACTTCCCAAAAGGCAAATGCTGCAGCCAAAGTGGAGAAACCAATTTGGCGGGCTTTTAGAACAATGGTGTAACGGTCTTCAATCCAGCATCGCACAGTTTCAACCTGTGCTTCACGCATGTCAAACTTGATACGACCACGCTCAGGATGTCTGATGTGCCAATAGTTAGAGCAGAAATGGGAAAAGGCAGCCACCAGTTCTTCGGTGGTTGCATTCTCTGGACCTTTACACTTGCGCCATTCCTTCTCATTGAGAAGGTCTGTGAGTTCCATTTATTTTTTCTTTTTTTTCTTCTTTGCATCAATTGGCATGCCGGCATAATATCCAACAATATTTGATTTACGACCCATCATATCAACATATTGATTTGAGGAAGGAGCATTGTTTTGCATAGCCTTTTTTGCGGAGTCGAATCCCGCAGCAAAACCTTTTTGTTTTTTGCTTCCCATACCAAGAGCGGAACGACCAGGATGTGTTCCCCTTTGGTATTCGGCTAATTTTTCTCGTGCTTTGTACTCTTTGTAAGTTTCTGGAATGTTTTTGCCAGTCTTAATACTCGTAAGACGACGGTCACTACCATCTGTAGACATAGATTTTTTTGATGCAACTTTTTTCGGTACTGCCTTTTCAACCATCTTTTTAACAGCCATTACTTAACTCCAACCTTTTTCTTAACAGCCTTCTTGACAGTCAACGGCTTGCCCTGTGATGTCTTAGAACCAATGAACGATGCAACAGTTGGGTCGCCAATCTTTGTCGAAGCCCATGACAATCCTGCAGCCACCAATGGCATTGCCATTGCTGTCAAAGCAGCATCAACATTGTACTTCACGCACAAGTACACAACAATACCCAAAACACCACCTTTGGCGGTCTGGTCAACTGACTGATTATTATTTTTCACTGGTATCTCCAAAGATAGCACCGAGTAGGTGAATGGCTATTGCTACTAATGTGATTTGAATACCAAAAACCCTCGTAGAACCTGACAACGTAATCAGCACCATTCCAGTGCCGGCTAGAGTCCAGGTCAAACCATGGATTTCAGAGAGTATTTTCTTCACACCTATAGTTCTAGGTGTTACTTCTGCCTTCGTTGCCCTGCCGCAACGGTGGCAGCACCAGCAGCCACCGCTATAAGCGTCCTGCGAGTGTCTACGGGGACATTAGAACCAATTGGTACATAATCACCCAAACCATCACCAAAAACGTTTATAGTCTTTTCAAATGCCTTACGAACAGTCACAGGTGCTTCCTGAACTGCCGCAACCAGCGCATCTATTTGGGTGTTATCTAATTCGGTTACATCCAAAGTCTGAAAGATTTCTTCAGCCTGCTGAGAAGTGACAACAGCAAGGACATCCGGGTTGGAAGCCAGTTCTCTTGCTTGGTCTGGTGTTACTGCGGTAGCAAGGATTTGCTCAATCAGTGCTACCGCTTCTGATGGTGTTAAATCTGCAATGACTTCTACGGCTGCAGCAAACTGTTCATTAGTCAAAGACACATCCTCACTGGCATCTTCTAAGGCTTGGACTAGTTCAGGTGGCAGTTCTGCAATCAACTCAATTGGCAGGGTTGCAGGTGGCTCAGGCATTGTGTCTGGTGGCAATTCAATTGTGTCAGGTGGTTCTGGCAGTTCACCGACAAACGGTAGCGTTTGCGGTGGCTCAATAGTAGGGTAAGTGTCTGGAGGTAGTTCTAATGTTTCTGGTGGAAATGTTTCAATCTCTGGTGGTAGAACTATGGTATCTGGCGGTTCTAATTCAACTGTTTGTGGTAGAGGAACCGTTGCTGGCGGGTCTGGCATTGTCGGCTCTGGTGGGTATGTGGAAGTTGTTTGAGGTGTCGTAGTAGTTGACACGCTTGTTACAGGCACAGTCGAAGAGGGTGCAGTGGTAGTAGTGGTCGTCGTTGACGTCGTGAATGTTGTTGTAGATTCCCATGTTGTAGTTGTCTCCTGAATAGTTGTAGTCGTATCTATTTGAATACCGTTAGTTGTGAAGGCTTCATCAGGAACCATTTCCCAACCTTGATTGTTGATATTCCAAGCAAGCATTAGGCATGTTCCACCACCATTTTCGTACATCCACAAATCAAGGGGTTTACTGCCTGCACTAATGTCTATATGTCCGGACTCGGTTGCAGAACAACCTTGGTCATTCCAAGTTCCCCATTCATCTAAACCAATCTTAATTGTGCCACCATCGTCCGATGCTAACCAAAACTCGATGGTGTCATGCTCAGGTATCTCAATGAAGCCTGTCATGTGAACCATAAACAAGTCGTTTGTGCAATCTAGGTATGGTTCACCGTCATACGAACGGTTGATGTTGTTTTCCACTTCACTACCGCAAACGGTATAGATGTTGTCTGACCGTGTGGGAGGTACGGTATCTATTGCGTAATAAGTAGTCTGTAGTCCCGCTATTGGTTCAGCGTTGGCTTGCGGCGCAAACAACGCCAAGATTGCTACTGGCGCAAATATCAGCCATCTACTGTTCATTGCTAAAAAAGTTTATATTTAATACAAGTCTAATTTGATTAGACATTGGGTATGAAGCAGAGTGCATCATTGTTCCATCAAAAACAACACCAGTGTTCTTAATCGGTTTAATTGTTGTTTTTTGCCCTTCAAACAGAGTGCATCCATCAGAATTATTTATGTAATAGATAGCAGAATAATGTTTTCCTAAATGTGGATTTTGTTCATAAAATTCTGAAGTTAAATCTGTATGAAAATGTGGTTCAATATCATTTGACTGAATTGTCAATAAATTAAATCTCAAATGATATATAGAATCAATTGTAATTCCAGCAGAATTGGCAACAGCATATGCTATTAATTTTGCTGTTTCACAAAGACTACTGTTATCTTTTCCATATTCTAAAGCAGTGTGTTGGAAACCATATGTAACACTGCTTTTGCTTTCAACTGCATGAACATTCCCAAAATAATACCAAGGAAAAAATTTATCAGAGACCTGTTGTTCTATGTAATCAGCCTGTTGAGTGGACAATGGATTATAAACTTGTTTAATCACAATGAAAATAATCTCTTTCTTTAATTAAATTGCATTTCCACCCAAGACAAATTTTTTTCGTCCCATCTATAAACTACAGTATTGTAGTCAGTAGGCAATGGTATTGGAGAAATCCATTTATAATCTTCGCTCAAAGTCCATGATGGATAAGGTTGTGGGTTAACAAAAATACCATTAATAATTGAGCCATTAACACAAGCCGTATTTTCGTCAGTTGATAAAACATAGACATCTTGTGTTTGTGTTGCTATCCATTCGGCTTCAGCAACAATAACATTCTCAACTTTGCCATCAACAATTTTTGCGTAGTTAGCCATTATGCAACTCTATATCTAATAATAACAATGCCGTCTTTTGCCGAAGTTGCAGAAAATGCAGCACGACCTGAACCTGGGGCAGAATCTGTTGTTGAGCCAGTCATACCGCCACCACCGCCAACAGCATATGTTTGGTTAGAACCAGTTTCATAGGAGTTTGATGCGCCAGCAGTATTACCAGCATACGAGTCACCACCAACACCTCCTGCACCACCTCCTGCACCACCTTGTATACCGCCAGATTGGTCTCCACCTCTATATCCTTCAACTGGCGAATATCCTCCTACGTTACCTGCTGCACCAGCACTACTGTAGCCACCGCCACCAGAACCACCTGTCATTGCACCAATATAAGAACCACTAACAAGACCATCGCCAGTACCACCACCAGTTGTGTTGATTGTTGTTACACCAGCAAAAGTTGAAGTTCCTCCACGACTTCCACCAGAGTTGTTTGGACCACCAGTACCAACGGTAACGGTGTAACCAGTTGCACTCACTAGTGTTTGAGTGCTAGTACGAAAACCACCTGCACCACCGCCACCAGCACGGTCACCGCAACCACCACCACCACCTGCCACAACAAGAACATCAATAATTGGGCTTACACCCAAATCAGAAACAGTAAAAGTTCCAGAAGATGTAAATTTGTGTGATTTGTAATCTATTCCACCAGATGAATACAGTGTTGTGGTGCCACCTGTCGCAGTCATGTAATTTGCACCACCACCAGCCCAATACGAGTTAACTTGGTCAGTGTTATTACCACGGCGTGAGCGTGGAGCCAATGCTCCACCGCTAATGGCTTTACCACCTGATGTGTTTCTAACGAAGGAAGGCATCTAAGATGACCTTACGCTGTGATGCGGTTAACGTACCCGTGAATCACAATAACGTTTGCAGTTGCAGCAAACGCCTTAACAACCTTGGCAGTTGCGTTGCCCTGTAAGAGTAAACCCGGAGCAATTAAGTACAGACCGTTCTCAGCCTTAACTGTGTATTCGATGTTTCCATCTGGTGCAGTTGCTTCTCCCCACTCAATTGTTAACTTAACATCTGAAGCAGAAGTGTTAACTGCGTACAACCAAATTTCATCAATGGTTGTTGTTGTTGCTGACGCTGTGTGAACAGCGGTACCAGCAGTTGCTGTAGCAACAACCTTGATACCAAGACCTGTGCCCGTTGTGCCTGCTGGTTGAAGTGCGAGTTTTGTGAAAGTTGCCATATATGTTCTCCTGAATCGTTACTTAATTGGTGAAAATTGCTGCCGACAACACAAACTGGTCACCCTGTGGGTCAGCAAACGCTGTCGTGGCAATCTGTGTTGTGCTTGTACCTGCCGCAGCAGTTGGGGCTAATGGAGTACCAGTCAATGTTGGGCTAGCAAGGTTTGCCTTCAAGTTGTCTGCTGTGGTAACAAACGCCGTTGTAGCAAGTTTTGTGCTGCTATCGGCAGCAGTCTGGGTTGTGGCAATAGTTCCCGTAGGCAATGTTGGCGTACCAGTAAATGTTGGGCTAGCCAAAGTTGCATAAGTGGACAAATCTGGGGCAACAGCCACTTTAAGATTTGTAACAGTAACTTTTTTTGTTGTAGGAGTACCCGTAGTATCAGTTACTACAGGAATAATATCGGCGGCTACAAGAGATGTAGCCTCCGTTAATGCAGTAATTTTCTTATCAGCCATTACCAGTCTCCAATAAAATGTAGTCCTCTGTCTCTAAGAGTAAATCGTCACCTAATTCTTGTTCCAAGTTTGAAATCAAAAAATCGTGGTCTCCCCAAAACGTATTAGCCAAATCACCAAACGTGTCGCCAGTGGCACCAGAAGCAACATATATCGAACCCTCTAAAGTTCCACGATATTGCAAACCGGTATCTTTCCAATATGCATACAACAAGTCACCCAAAGTTTGACCCGTGTTTGGATACAAAACAGCCAACTCACGAAACATTGCATCGTTAGTTGTCGCCATAATCCCTCAATTCAAAAGTAACCATCTTCTTCTCGTAATCATCTACGCCACAAGTTGGACAAACCCAATTAGTCACCTGAGGAGGATACTCCTCACCACAATCAGGACAAGTCAACAAAATCAAACTACAGCCTTCAAATGATTACGATTAGCCTTCTCACGTTCTGCGATAGTGGCAATCAACGAATCTAATTCAGCATCCGACAAATCCACTGTCTTCTTATTAGAACTAATCGTTACCGATGGCGGAGCCATACGGTTCGTAGCCTGTAAATACAACTGTGCAGATTTAACATCACCTTCAAGAGCCTTACCATACAAAGTGTCAAGGAGTCTCTGGGTACGTTCTGGAGACCCCTGGATGTCGTCTACAGCGGTCTTCCACTGTGCAACAAAGATATCTTTCTTCTGCCACCTACGGAGCGTAGTGATGTCTACACCAATCTGTTCAGCAAAGGCTCGCTTAGAGTTAGGCACACGCTCCTGCGGAGCGATGCAAAGCCAATTCAAATACTCTTGTTGTTGTGCTGTGAGTGTGAGTTCTTCGTTTTGTTTCATCACCTTTAGGGATAACTGTTACACCACTGTGCGTGATTGGTTGACCACTCTATGCTAGGTAACGAACTGGGGGGAGGGTAGGGAGGGGGGAAGGAAACCCCTGTCCGACGGGCCCCCGCCCGACGGACGAACATGCAACCCAAGCATGCACAAGGAATGGTAAACAGTGAAAGAGGAAAAACTCATCAACGGATGTCCACCTGCAACACAGGACATCACTGTTAACATTGCCAATCGCCAAATAGCAATTGACAAAGCCAACTATGGTCCAATGCTACCCAACCTTCCAGACACAAAGTTTTGGAAACAAAAAGCAGACATCTTTCACATCCCAGTAGAACAAGCCAAAAAGGCACGATGCCGAAACTGTGCTGCATTTATTCAAACACCAGACATCATGGACTGCATCCATAAAGGCATTGGTGACGAACCAATGTCCCATGCAATGGACGTTATAGCAGCAGCCAACATTGGATACTGCGAAATCTTTGATTTCAAATGCGCAGGAGACCGAACCTGTGACGCATGGGTAACAAACGGACCAATCAAATCATCCATGAAAGTAAAACAACTATGAAAAAGAAAATGCCTAAAACCAAGACAGCCAAAGTCATGCACGAATGGAAAACAGGAACTCTACACAGTGGTAAAGGTGGACCAGTAGTGACCAGCCGTAAACAAGCCATCGCTATCGCTCTGTCTGAGCAGGCACAAGCAAAAAAGAAGAAAAAGAAAAAATAGTTATGCCCAAAACTGCTGCATGGCAACGCAAAGAAGGCAAAAACCCTGCAGGTGGACTCAACGCCAAAGGACGAGCCTCATACAAAGCACAAACAGGTGGCACCTTGAAACCACCAGTGTCAGCAAAACAGGCTGCCAAGTCCCCTAAATCCGCTGCACGTCGCAAATCATTTTGCGCACGAATGGGAGGCATGCCAGGACCTATGAAAGATTCCAAAGGACGCCCAACCCGTAAGGCTTTAGCACTAAAAAAATGGGATTGCTAATATAATTTTTGATTAAGGTACCCTAAAAGTCAAGTACCCCCCCAACCTATACAAAAACAATCTGTACGGCCCTCGGCTAATGCCATCCATTCTAGTTCGACCCGGTACCCCCCTCATGCCCCCCATCACATGCGTGCCGTCAACCATTTGTGCATGAAACAGCATGAATACAGGTGCGCCACATAACGGCAAAAACAATACCAATCTATGTATAGACCAGTGAGTGTGGCGATAAGAGCCGTGCTCCAATACACAAATAGAAAGAGGCTATCCAATGGCACGCATGGAGACATACAAGAGCACAAGAGCAAGGCTAAGCGTAATGACAGTAGATGAATTGTTAGAGATGCTACAGAGAGTTGTTGATGAACTTGATGAGCGTGATGTATTAGAGCAAGGCGAGTAGTTAGCGTGAGTTCACAAACTGATATTTAATTATCAGTTTGTGAGCCACACGGTATCTATTACCACCGTTGCGATTACGGACTAATCGCCAAAAACAAAAGGATAAATAAAATGAAATCAGCAAAGACAGCACAACCAAAAAAGTCCACACGGTTTCTACTTGACCACGAGCCAAGAATTGTTGGTGGTCACTACGAGATTCTTGTGGGTTGGCTCAAGGCAGGTCAAGAGTGCATTGGCAAGTTTGACGGTAATGCGTCAGAGTATGCTCGTTGCTCGTTGTCTGCCAATGTCGGCAACGGAAACACCAAGCACAGTCAAGCAACTATCCGACAGTTTGTTGGTGTTGCTGTTACAGCATTGACCAAGTACGACACAATCAACGGTGTTTGTGACGCACTTGTTTCAGAGAAGCACGGCAATCGTGTGTTTCCTGCAATGGGTGATGTGCGTGAAATGCTCGGTGGCAACGGACAGCGTGCCAAGAGTGGCAAGGGCAAGGGCAAGAAGTTTGTTGCTAAGACTGAGGCTAAGAAATACACGAAAGCACAGTTGCAGGCAATGCTTGCTACCAAATAACTGATATATAATTATCAGTTCGGTTAGTTGAGGGAACACGGGCTTACCCTCTGGCTCGTGTTCCTGATTGCTCAACCGAGCAGATACAAATACAAACAAGGAGAAATATAATGGAAACTTACGAACAAAAAGTGTTGAGACTACGGCAACAGAACCGAAAGTTTCGTGCACGATACTACATCAACAATTGGCAGACTGGTCGGTCAAAGTACGATTCGTTTTTTCGTGCTTTGCGTGGCAATTCGTTCCCGTTTCGTGCGAATGTTCCAAAGGCTGTTGAGAACAATGTCAATGTGTGGCTTTTGGGTTACGCCCCTCAACAGGGATGTACAAAATGATGGTAACTAATTGGTTCGGTGTATTCACCGTGTTGTTGGCAAGTCACTCAATCGTTGCGATGATTGCGTGGATTGTTGGTAAAGAAAGTCAGGACAAAACTGATAATAAAATATCAGTTTTTATGTCTCGTGAGTGGTTAGAAAATACAAACACAAACAAAGGAGAAACAAAATGAAGCACATTAGAAACATAAAGCAGCATTACAGAAACGCAAGAAATTGGGGTGACAGTTGGTACTTCATCACAAAGATGATGTTGCAAGGTCATCTTCTTACTGATGAGAAGTACGAGCAAGCACTAAAAAACCTATTCATAGTGGGAGGAAAATAATGAGTAAAGAAGTTGTATTGCGAAATATCATGGCGATTATTTATCGTGATGGTCATTGGTCTAATCAGGCTGAGAAGTTTGATGAGATACTTATTTATGTTGATGAAGAACTACGAAAAATAGGAGAAACAAAATGAATAAGACAGGTAAGACATCACTGAGGGCAATGAAGAAAGATGAACTGACAGAGTTTTGTTGGACAGTAATCCAGCATTACAATGAAGCAACTAGGCGTGCAGATGAATTGCAAACGCAAATAGAACATCTCGAGCGTTTGTTGTTTAAGGTTCGTGAGCAGGCTGGCAATATTCGTACTGGAGAGGGCGAACAGTTCTAGTAGTTCTAGACTGGGTTCATTCAAACTGATATTTTTATATCAGTTTGCGTGGACGAGAGCACACAGGTATTCCCCTGTGCTTGTGTGTTCTCGTCTGCGACATCCCGTCGTAGATACAAATACAAACGAAAGAGAGAGAGCAATGCCAAATACAAACGAAGAGCCAGCAGTACCAGAGGAAGAGTTGTATCCTTGTCACAACTGTGAGGAGATGCTCGACCCTGATTCACTTCACGGTAGTTCTTACGAGGGCTACGACTACCAGCGTTGTTGGGATTGTCACCGTGAGTTTGAGAACGAGTGGGAAGCAGACCACCCGGACGATGATGAGGATGAAGATGAGAACGAGGGTTTAGTTCACTCGTATTCGTACAAGCCTCGCCCATCGTTTCTCAACAGCGACGGTACAGCATCGGCATATTCTGCGATGAGCACAATCTCTTCACGACCTGAGTTGTATCTTGGGTTTGAGCAAGAGGTTGAGTATCGTGGTCATCACACTCATACTCGTCGTGATGGTGCACAGAAAGTACTTGACGCAATGAACTCAACCGAGTCAGGTGAGAATGTTGTGTATCTCAAAGAAGATGGTTCAATCAGCAACGGATTCGAGATTGTCTCGCATCCGATGACGATTGACTATGCAATGAACCATGTGAATTGGGCTGGTATCACAGCACTCAAGCGCATGGGCTTTGAGTCATGGAACGCAAGTTCTTGTGGGCTACACATCCATATGTCTCGCAATGCTTTTGCAGATGACAAGCATCTGTTCAAGTTTGTGAAGTTCATCTACTCCAATCGTGTTGACTTGGTCAAGTTCGTTGGGCGTGAGTCGTCCTATGCGAAGTTTGGTCTAGACAACTTTGTTAGTTCGTGGATGGACTACGACACGGGTGTGCGTCAGCAAAACTCGTTAATGAAAATGCTGAAAGACCAAGCAACAAACAATGACCGTTACTGTGCAATCAACATACAGAACGCTCATACTGTTGAGTTGCGTTTCTTCAGACCATCACTCAATGTGACTACCGTTCAGGCTGCGATGCAATTCTGCAAAGCGTCCTTTGATTACACAGAAATGCTCACCACACAAGAGGTTGTTGGCTCTAACGCATTAGCGTTTATGTCATTCCGTAAGTGGGTGCGCAATCGTACAGACAAATACGAAGTGCTTGATACTCGTATCACAGAGCGTTGTGGTGCGATGTTGGGTGAAGACCAATAACTGATATATAAATATCAGTTTCCAAATAAACAAACAAACAAGAAAGGCACATCAAACATGTGTTTATTAACATTAATTCCAGACTACGTCACACCAAACATGGAACGATTTCGTATCGCTTCCCTTAGCAATCCTGATGGATTTGGCTTCGCCATCTCCACAGGCAAAACAATTATCAAGGCTCACAGCATGAACTTTGATGAGGTTGCAAACAAGTTCTTGGACTTGCGTACAACACATCAAGGTCCGGCTCTGTTCCACTTTCGTTGGGCTACTCATGGCTCAGAGACAGTAGATAATTGTCATCCATTCACACTAGGTCAAGACCCTGACACAGTCTTGGCACACAACGGCATCTTGCCTGTTGCGATACCGAAAGGTGATACTCGTTCAGATACGAAAGTGTTTGCCGAGGACATCATGCCAGGTATTGGTGGCATCACTGCACTTGATGACAACGACTACTTTTCCAAACTAGCCAAGTGGGCTAGTGGTTCTAAGTTGGCGTTCCTCACTGTGCATGATGATGCCAAGTTTGATTGGTACATCATCAACGAGAAAGACGGTCATTGGGACTCAGATATGTGGTGGTCTAATTCTTCATACAAGCATGCACCAATTACATATTCGACACGACCATACAGCGATGCTATTGGTTGGAGCGACAGTTGGGATTACGGTTATAAATCGTATTCCAGTTCCACCAGTGGTGTTCACATGCCATCCGATGACTACGACGATGAGGCTGGTCTACTAGAAGCAGATGAACTAGACCAATGCTTGGAACAGTTCGGTGTGTTCATGACCGACATCGGTGCAGGTGGAATACTCATTGAGTGCTACACATGTGCTGCATCAGAAACAACCAATGATGCCAACTGTTTACAGACGCATTGCAATGCTTGCAACGCTTGTTTGTTCTGTGGTTCAGACTTTGGTTGCAACTGTTGGGATGCACTAGATGGTGTTGAGTTCATCAAAGAAGCAGAGCCAATGCCAATGCCAGTTAGAGAAACATACACAACTCATCCGAGTTACTACTAAGAAAGAAAAGGTACATACAAATGAATGCACAAGAAAAAGCAGAATACTGGGTCAATGCGTTTAAGCGTGGGTTTGCTAACACAAACGTCACGCTTACACAGGTTGAGTTTCTTGACCTGATACCAGAAGAAATGAAATCAAGGCAAGCACATCCAACACACAAACAAGGAGAAAAGAAATGACAACAATTAGATTAGTTCCATCAGCATTAGAAATGGATGTACGCATTGACCCATCAAGCCTGAGTGGTTTGTTTGATGAGTCTGTGGAAACTATGGTTCATCAACGTGTAGACGCAAATATGGTTGGTCTACAAGAAACAATCATGGAGAACACCGTTGAAAATGTTATTGACAACTCAAACTTTCTCCGTCGCATCCGTGACTGGGCGATTGAGTCCATTGACTTCGGTGACATTGCTATGCGCTCGGCAGAGTACATAGATGCAGAGATGTTGGAGAATGCTTTGTGTACGGACAGATTTGTTCGCACACTTACTGACACAACACGTTTCAGAAATGTTGTTAGACAGGCTGTGGATGCACAGTTGATGGGTGTAAACATCACGACAATAATTCAGGAGGCAGTGAACACTGCAATGCTCAATGTTGTAAATGACTCAGCAGAGCGTGCAGTTACACTCATTCAGAGTCGTTTGAATGCGAGGTCAGATGTCTGATTTTAAATTCATACTTGACATCAACAAAGCAGAGTACGCCACCAAAGGTAGTTGTCTCGGTCATCCACATCATATGTGGTTTCCCGAACTAGGCGACCCTGGCAACGCTGCTGTAGAAGCAAAAAAGATTTGCTCTACATGTCCTGTGAAACAAGAATGTCTCGAATATGGTATTGACACAAAGTCATACGGTATTTGGGGTGGCATCACTCTGCGCAATGGGATACCAAACAGAAAGAGAGGGAGAAAGCCAAATGCAAATAAAACAGAATTGGGTATGCAAAGTCTGTAAACAGATTTTGACTACCTTTATACCACTCAGGGAAACCCCTAAGTGTTCAAACAAACATACACCAATAGACATGGAGAAAACAAAATGAAAACTAAAATGGAAACATTCACAGCAGTAGACGAAGCAGCACATACATATGTTGTCAAAAACTTTGATGACATCTTCACACTTGGTAAGGCACAACTGTTTGGTATTGACATATACAAAACGGTAGCCCCAATCGTACAAAAGATTGGTGACAATGCAGATGTGTACGAGATGCTCAGTCCAATGAATGCAATACTTGGAGCAGACTATGATGCCTTTGGTCTTGTGACCACCGGATGGGCTGCACCAACGGTAAATGGCGAAGATGATGGTGTTGCACCATCTAAACATCCTGAAAGAGTACGGGTTCTCCTGTTCTCTTTTTGTGATACAGATGGTCGTATTACATCTTCGTTACGATTTGCCAATAAGATAGGAGAAGTCACATACGACGAGAATCAGGCTCGTGGCTCAATGAGAGATGCCATGCTTGATTTTCACCACATAGCCGAGACCTGTCGCCTTGTGCGCTCAGGTAAACTTGCGGTAGCGAGTGGAGAGTTAGCCGAAGTACCTACACAGAAAGAGACAAGCCAATGACACCGTACAGAAAAGAAGAACCAACGCTGGAGGTAACAATGACATTGTCAGAGTTACGTGCAGTAATTAAGTCCCTGTCCATTGGGGTAGACCAACTATCCAAGAAACAAATGCGACAGGGTGATAGTGGTAGACGGGCTGAGTCCGTTTACGAAGAATACGAGTTGCTTCTATCTGCTAAAGCAGAGATGGAAGATGTCTTATCCGCCGTACTAGGAGAGAAACCTTGATAACCAAACTACTAATTTCATTATCTGTAATCATGGGGGGCTCGTTGCCCCCCATTTTTGCACCCCAACTATCTATTCCAATCACAGCGAAGTGTCCCCAATGGTGGGACAATGCAGTTGAGGCTGGATGGATGCGCAAGAACCTTGCCACATTAGATTTTGTGATGTGGCGTGAAAGCCGATGCGATGCATCAGCGTTCAATCCCAATGACCCAAATGGTGGGTCTAGAGGGCTTGTGCAAGTCAATGGGTTCTGGACACCGTATCTACGCTCTAGAGGCGTTCTAAAGCGTTCTGAGGGGCTATTCAACCCTGATGTAGCACTTAGGTCAGCACTCGAAATATTCAACTATGGCGAGGAGCGTTACGGCAACGGTTGGGGTCCGTGGAATTTGTAATAACTCACTACATCCCCTAGTACCTCTCATCTACAATGGGGGGGAAAGGGGGGGTACAAGTACTTGTTCACACCCGCCCCTTTGGGGCGTGGTGCTCACACATTCACAAACAGAAAAGAGAAAGCAATGAGAATAGAAAATGATAATGGTACATCCGTCAACCGTATCTATGTCAGACAGTCTTGGCTAGGTGATGCGTTGATGTGTCCTGAGCGTGCAAGGCTCGGTAGTTTGCATCCTGAACTGCGTCGTGAAAACGATTCAGCAATGATGGGCACCGCTGTGCATGTTGGTATTGAAGCCGTGCTCAACGGCGAACTAGACCCACAATACATTGGTGACCATTCTGTTGAGTCGTTTCGTTGGACAGAAAAAGAAATGAACGAAGATGGAAGATACATCAACGTCACCAACACAGACCCAAAGAACTGGAACAAACACATTGACTCGATGGCTAACGCATGGGTGAGAGACATCTACCCTCATGTGCCTGCTGGTGGTCAAACAGAGTTCAAGTTCGCAACCAAAGTTGCTGATGTGGAGAACTCTGCATTCCAATACGAACTTTGGTTTGAGGGAACAATGGATTACTTTCATCCTGAAAGTATTTGGGATTGGAAAACTGCTGCACGAAAATATTATGAAGCAGAAAAACAATCACAAAACATCCAGTCATCTGTGTACGCACTATCTGCTGTTAAGATGGGTCTCACCAACTTCGATGTTAATTTCAACTTTGGTGTAATGATTCGTAACGGTTCTTCCACCGGTCAAGTTGTCGGTGTCACAAGAACAGAGGGACACGGCACATGGATAGTTCAGCAAGCAACATCTTTGGTCAACACTTTGTTGACCGTATCAAATAACTTGCCATCCGAAAGATGGCTAGTCAACGACCAACACTTTTTGTGTTCACCAAGATGGTGTTCGGTGTGGTCGTTGTGCAAGGGCTCACACATCAGTGTGGGTGACAACAATGCCGAGGAGGCAAACTAATGGACAAAGACAGAGCAATTATCACACAGGTCTGCGCAAAGATTGCGTCAGACATGACCGATAAGACAAAAGATGTTGACTCACGACTCGGTGAGTTTGCAGTTTTGTTTTCCACTGTCAACGACATCCTCATTGAAGCAATTTATGGGGAGAACAAGCAAGCAACAGCAACAGCAGTAGCACAAAACAATAACGTTGTTCAGATGATTAAGGATTCATTCTCGGGTTCAACCGAAGTGGAAACATCATCAGCACAACCCAAGTCAAGTGGTTCACTAAAAATTGTGGGCAAGCAACACGGAGACATCCCCGACTGGCTTATCAAAGCGTGCAAGCGTGATGGTGTAGACAAAGTGTATGACAACCGTGATGGTTTGGAAGCAAACGCAAAGCGTCCACACTTCAAAGCCGTAGAGGCTGAGAAGGCTTACTGGCCACCACGAGCCAAATAATGAAGATGACCGCAGAGCAAATTGCTGCGGGCTGGGAATCGGTGGGGCGACCACAAGTCGCTCCACCATCCGAGTACCGACTGTACTCACCGTTGGCTGATTCTGTTGACTCATTCGTAAGATGGGCACAGACACCACATGAGAGAGTGCATTTAGGCATAGATAAAATTGACGCAGAGATGCGTGGAATTGCGGCAGGAGAAATCTGCATGATGTTGGGCTTCGCTCACGGTGGTAAGACACTCTTACTACTACATGCACTTCGCAACAACCGTGACAAACACATCGCTATGTTCATTCCAGACGAGCCAAGACAACTCGTCCTAACCAAACTCACCTGCATGCATCACAACATTGATGCACGAGAACTGGAAGCGAGAGTAGCCCGTGACGACAAAGACGCCATTGACCTACTCCGACAAACAGCAGAAGAGGATTTTCCAAACCTCGCTGTGTTTGACCAGCCACTAACTTCATCAGACATGGAACGGGGTTATAACGAACTCTGTGATGTGTGGGGTCAAGTACCTGACTTGGTAGTTGTTGACTACCTAGATTTGGTAGAAGCAGGCGAGACAGTACCCGACAAAGCAACCTTCCTCAAAGGGTTCGGACGCAGACACAACATCCCAATGTTGGTTCTGCACCAAACATCTAGACATGCTGGTGCTGACGGTGCGAAACTCACCATGTCATCAGGTGCGTTCGGTGGAGAACAACAAGCAACATCAATCATTGGTGTCAGGCGCAAGAAATACCAGATTGCTGCAGAGATGCAGGAACTCATAGAGAAACTTGACCGTTCACATTCTGAACGCACACAAGACAGACTTGATGAGTTGCGCTACGAAGCAAAGGTTCACGAATACACCGTGACCATCAACCTGTTGAAAAACAAGCGACCTGCTGGACAACTTGTAGATGACATCCACTTTGAATTGGATGCACACACAGGTCGTCTAACAGACTTGGACACAGCACTGCCACAGCAATACCACCAGTTGGGACTACTTCATGAATGACGCAACAGAAATATTCATGTCGTTGTTCGGTGGCAGAACTGATGCATACGGAACATGGGAAGGTGGCTCAAAGAAGTCATCTGTGTCATACGAAACGTTTGCCAAACATCTGTACGGCGAAGAACTCATTGGCATCTACCCTCTGACAGACGGTTCCACCGTCCGTTGGGGTTGTTCCGACATTGACATTGACGACCTTGACTCAGCACGAAACCTACAGGTGGCGTTCGGAATGAAAAGCATTCCATCGTTTGTAGAAAAAACTGTGAGAGGTTTCCATGTGTGGGTGTTTGCTAACGACTGGATTCCAGCATCAATCATGCGCCGAGCATTCCTGTCGGCACACGAAGTGATTGGTTTACCACCAAAAGAAGTGAACCCCAAACAAGAACAGGTGAACGGACTAGGCAACTATGTTCGTCTTCCATATCCGGGTGGCATTGACTACATACCAGAGAACAGATACATGTTGTTCAAGCAGGATGACAAACCAATGACACTCAAAGAGTTCCTAGAAAGTGCACAGGAGTCAAGGGTTAACATAAATCTTTTGCGACCCCTCGCAGAAAAGCATCGCCCAAGAACCCGTGCTGTACTAGACCAACTACAAACATCAGCCTCAGTCCAAGAAGCACTTACCCATGTGAATGCGTTTGTTAAAAACATTTGGAGAGAAGGACCGTTTGAATCACGTGACAGGTCAAACACTCTGTGTAAGATGGTTCACAAGATGCACGAGCATGGAACACCGATGAACATGGCGTACATCATTCTTGCCGACGCTGACAAGCGTTGGGGCAAGTTCCACCTACGAGCAGACTGTGTTGAACAGTTGGTGAAGATAGTTGAAGACATCTACGGTGATGACACGACAGGAGCATTTAGACCCTGATGTTTGTTCCGTTCATCAAAAATCCTTACATACGATTTCACAGCAAGATAATCAAAACTGATTCGTGTTGGATTTGGGATGCGGCAAAAAACAGTAAAGGTTATGGGTTGTTCCAAGAAAACAAAAACAGATGGCTTGCCCACAGATACTCATACACAATCCACAATGGAGAAATTCCACAAGGAATGTTTGTGTGTCACGAGTGTGACAACCCACCATGTGTTAACCCAAAACATCTTTGGCTTGGAGACAACTCAACAAACATGAAAGATGCTTACAAAAAAGGTCGTCTTAATTCAAACCGTAATCCATATGGAAGGAACCAGTTTTCAAAATGAAAAAGTATCAATACCATCAAAACTTTGCTGTACGACCCAAAGCAAAAGCACGACCACGAATGACAAGAACAGGTCGTGCCTACACACCCAAAGCAACAATGGATTATGAGAAGTCAATAGCAGACTTGTACAAAGGTCCACTATTTGAAGTTGGTCTTCTGTCGGTGAAGTTGCGCTTCACCACAGAAGGAACCGAACTGATGATAGAACCAGTCACAAACAATCCGTTAGTTGAGGGACCGAAAACAAAACTCACAGGAGACATAGATAACTATGCCAAGTCTGTGCTTGACGCACTCAACGGTGTGGCATACACAGATGACAAACAGATTGTTTGCCTGTACTTGGAGAAAGCATAATGAAAGAATCTAGATGGGACTTTCCAGCAGAACGCAGATACAACTTTGCAGACGACATGAAGTTCGGAAGCAAAGGTGAAGAACTAACACGAAACTTTTTACAATCAATCGCAGACGGTTCGTTTGAAGTGAAGACAGACCGTTACCGAAATGGTCGCATGGTTGTGGAGACACAACAGAACCCAAGAGAAACAGGTTGGAAAGATTCTGGACTGTTTGTGACCGAAGCAAAATGGTGGGTCTACATCTACTGTCTTGATGGTGCGATGATTGCTGTGTCAGTTGACAGACTGAAGCGATATATTGATACACTTCCAGCGGGTAGACTAAAAAAGTTTGCTTGGAACTCAAGTAACCCAACAAAAGGATTCTTATTACTTCCCGAAGAAGTAATGGACATGATGATTAACCCCGAGTACGACTCTGAAGAATAAAGAAATATCCCTCAATCCCTACCACGCAAGCACACTGCGAGGAGGGAGGCGACCTGAAACGCCGATGGAAGCCTTAATGATGGCTGGCATCGGTGAAGCAACTATTGAATCAGTTGAAGAACTACAACCGCTCCGAGAAGCAATCGCTTCTTGTATCGAGCAACTAGGCGAACAAGACCAGTTCATTATTGACGCACTCAACTCTGAAATGATTTCCCTACAGGAACTTGGTGAACGTCTTGGTGTCACAAAAACTCATGCTTGGCGTCTGCGCAATGTCGCATACGAACGACTACAATCAATTCTTTCACAACATCCGGTAATTAGAGAGAGGCTTGGCTTTGACGACGAGACAGATAACAGTGGGTTTTGATGTTGAGGTCAGTCCGCATACGGTTGCTAAAATTCTTGCGGCGCATTACGGCGACGTTACTGTGGGTCAAGGAGTATCGGAAAACGGTATGCCCTACGGGTTCATATATGTTGCTAATAAGAAAAGGAAAAAAAGAAATGTCTGATGAGTCATCTTGGATATACGACATCATTCCTGAAGCGCAAGCGAAAGCAATGAATGAAAAGGGTGAGAAGATAAAAGACTTTATGAACAACGGGGTCACCGTTGTTCTCAGTGCAAGCAACCAGTCGGCAATAGAAATATGTCAAACATGGCAGAAGTCTTTATCGGGAGACCCATTTGCATGGGTGCGAATAGGTTCGTTTATGTCTGGACTAATAGAAACAATCGAGCAACACTTATTTGAAGAAGGAATCAACCCTTACGAGGAGGAAGTATGAAACCAATCAAATGCAACTGGGACTTGATGAGCGTTCACTGGCGTGACGCTTACGATGCAGAAAACGGTTGGACAGTAATCAAAGATTACAAACCAACAGACACAACTGTTGTGACTGTAGGTTGGTTATGGCCCGACTGCTTGGAAGGATATGTCACCCTAGTGACATCATACTTCCCAGATGAAGTACCAAATCTTAAAACTGTTGGTATGCCAACTCACATTCCCATTGGAATGATTATCAGCCAAACAGTTCTCAAGCAGGCGTCGGTGTTTCTTCCTGAGCATCAGGAGAAGGAATCACCAAGTTCGCAAATGCTTCCTTCATCTTTGAAGCGTTATCAGCCATTGCAGGCGAAACTTCGAAATGCAGCCAATCGCCCGAACCACCGCCGTGGATAGTTTCCTTCTTGTAATTTAGCCACGCATTACGGTCACACATCCAAGCACGACCATGTGGCTTGACGATGTAATCAAATATTGCTTCCACACCAAGAGCATCTGCATTGGCAACAATAATCTTTAGAACACGAAGAGCCTCAATCCTTCCGTTCTTGATTCCCTTCTTAGGCGGCATGTGCCTGAACGATAGGTCAACTGCCCTGCCCGTTGCATGAACACTCATAGAGGTTTCAGAACCCCTCATCATCCTCACGCCAAAATCTCCATTGTTCCAGAGTGCACCATTAGACAATTTGATTGTCTCATCAATGAATACTTTCATACCGGGGCGAAGACCTTTGGCTTCGCCATCTTTATTACCCGTATATGGACGCTTACTCATTTATCCTCCTACTGCTTTCTGTTGTGAAACAATTTGATTTATTGCTGCTAATTGTCTTCTTAATTCTGATGTTTTATCAGATTCTTTTAATTGACGTGTTGGCACACCCAAGAAACCCAACAAACTATTAAATCCACCTGGTTGTTGCAGCGTATCAATAGATGGTGTTAATCTTTCTGCTGTAGCAAGCGACGGTATAGCGTTTCTAATTGAAGAATACACTCTGTCACTTACATACTGTTTTCCATCTGGACCAGTTTGACCATAACCCAACGATTGTAAAAATGGTTGCAACAACTTTGCCGTATTTGTTGTTGCCTCAACTGGCTTAGAAGAAAATGGTCTGTTTGAATAAAACTGTTTACCTGCAGCCAACTCAACTGGAATGCGCAATGCAGGGTTCACGTTAGCCAGGAAGCGTGATGGGTCACGCAACTCATTAATTTGTTGTTGAACTCTATTAAACCCCATGTCTGGCATAAAGTAAAGTTCTTTACCAAATGGAAGTTTCCATGCACCAGTCTCACGCATCCAAGCAGGCACAACATCATTAGGTTGGTCTGCACTCAAGTTTCGTTTAATAGAAGCATAAATTTGGTATGCACGAGGATTCAACCACATGTTTTGAATTTGCATTGGAAGGTTACGTGAGGTCCACATCCAAAATGGAATAATTTGACGAAGCGTCTTATCCATTGTTGAAGTGTTTTCGTAGTCAATCAAGAATCGTTTCACTCTTGCAGAAGCAAGATTCATATCCAAACCTTGAGCGACACCATCATATGCAAGCATGAAACGTGAGTTCTGTTCAATCCAGCGACCAAGTTTCTTTGACATGCCAGTACCAAAAGGTGTTGACTCTGTTAAGAACTCACCAGTCATACCACCACCACTTGATGCTGCAGCCTCGAATGCTGTACGAATTCTACCCTGCTGTCTTTCAGGCATAGTTGTCAACCACTTTTCAAATGTGTCACCAGCACGAGAAGCAGAAATCCATGAACGACTAATATCCAAACCTTCAGAAAGATACTTAGGATTACCACCAGCAGCAAACAACATAAAACCGTTTGATACACTGTTGCGAACATGGAAACCAGGACTCAAAGTTGCATAAGCCTTAAAGAACCTTGTATACGCACCCAAGAACTTGTTCAACTCTTTAGACACAGCCGGCTCATTTATGCGATGCACGTTAGCAACAAATTCACTCAACTCTTTTTTGACACCGATACTTGGAAACTGTTTGCTCAACTGAACAAAACCATCATCAAAAGCCATAGAAATTTTGTATGCCTCTGGTGGAAGACCCTGACCAAACATTGCACCAGTAACACCCTTCAAACCTTTTTCTCCACCCAATGCTTTAATACCATCAGATATTGCTTTCTCACGTTGAGCCAAAGTTGAATCAACAGTCGCATTCAAATAGTTTGCTTTAGCATCAAGATAGTTTGTTACAAGAGTACGAAGAGCAGATTGTTCTGGAGCAATCTGGTCGCCAACATCAATACCATGAAGCAAATGACTTGCCTCGGTAATATAATCTTCAACACCTGCCATCCAAGAATCATCTGCTTTTTTAATTGTTCCCTTAACAAGACGACCTTTTGCAGCAATCTGAGTTAAATCATCAATATTCTTTTTTAAAACAACAATACGCTCAGGTGCCCAAGATTCAAAATCTTTGGCAATACTAAAGTTTGTTTCAGCTTTATTCAAAACATTGCCAGCAGATTCAAATACAGCATTAAACTTATCAGTAAAAGTTTTACCCTGTTCGGCAAGTTTCTTGGAAACACCCATCTCTTTATCCAAAACTTTAACCAACTTCAAACGAACAGCCAACTGACGCTTGCGAATATCAGTCATATTTGCAATAGATTCAATAGCGGCATCTTGCAAATTCTTTTCAATAATTTTGTCAAACTGCAACTGTTCCAGATGTGTCTGCGCTTCTTCGAGATTGAGTTTAGCGTTCATTACAGTTTCACCAGCACTAAACTTCTTTGCAGCAACAGCCTTCTGGTCTACAGAAACATATTGAACAACATTTTTTCCATCCGTAACAGGTGTTCTGAACTCACCAAATTTTCCCAATTTTGGGTCCCAAACTTTTTCAGTTGAATAACTTTCAGGGTTGGTTCGCAATCGTTCAACAAGTTTCTGTGCCTTATTAGAAAGTTTTTTTGGTTGCTCAGGAAGTTGAACAGTAACTTTACGCTTTTCATTTAAAGCATCAACAACACGATTTTGGAAACTAGCCATCTCCTCAATGTTCTTTACTGAATCACCACGAAGAGCAGAAATCTCTACACGTAAAGCATCCTGTCTGTCAATGATTGCTTGCTTGTCTGCAAGGTAAGCCTGATAACTAGTGTTATCGGCTTCACCCAATGCAGCACGATAATCCTGTAAATGTTTAAACTCTGGTTGGGATTTCCAACGTTCCATCAACATTTCTGAACGTTTACTTACAACACTTGGCAACTCTTTAGGTTGATTACGAACAAGAACACGCTTATCTGAAGAAAGAATTTCAAAAGGTTTACGAGTCTCATTGGGAAGATTTGACCTTTGGTCAAACTCTTGAAATAATTTTCCAAACTTATCCCATGCAGAGGTGCGTGACTCATGCACAGCAATCTGATTCTGCAAATATTGAAGTCTATATTCTGCTTCTTTTACATTATTTAGATATGCATATGTTTGTGGACGAGAATACATTTTGGTATAAAGTTCTTTAGATGGAGCACTAAGAACTTCATAGTCTGCCCTAGCAGAACGCTCAAGTTTCTTCAACTTTGAAAGACTGGGTAAATCTTTTTCAGAAACCCAAAGAGCATTCCACTCACTAGCAGTAAAACCAAAGTTCTTTGTTGCTAAATCTTCTGTGAATGAAGAAAGAACTTTACTGAAAGCCTGCTCACGCTCCAACTGCAAAGCACGAGGATGAACCATACTATGTTCCATGTCGGTTGCAACAGCACGTAACTTGTCATATCTAGCCTTCATTGTTCTTAAAGTATTTCCATACTTATTAACTTTCTCACCACGCTTTGCCAACAAATCTTCAGATTTTTGACCAAGACGAGCAATATCACGTTCCTTAACTTTGATAGCACTATTAAACTGTTTATCTTTAGTTATAGATGACAGCAAATGATTTGCATGCTCTTCAAGAGCATCAGCAAAAGCATTAGCACCACGCAAATCCTTACTTAAAACCCATGAACCAGGAATCCACTTGTTATCAACCCAACTACCAGGAGTACCCTTAACAAGTGTTTCAGTAGCAATGGCTGGGTCTTCTGCAAGAAGACGCAAGCCATCAATACGACTCTGAGTACGCAAAGAAGATTTACCAAAGTAAGACTTCTCTTCGGGAATAGTTATATATTCTTTTTTACCACGAGTTTCACGAATAATTTTATTATCACGCAAACGTGTTGGAGAGTACTCTGTACCACGCTTTAACTTTGGACCACCGAGAAGTTCGGCAAATAAATCATCAATAGCGGTATTACTACCATTGATAGCACGATGGGTAAGAGAAGAAAAACCGTATGTCTCACCACTCTCAACAGCATTCTTTACTGCTTGACGACCAGAGATAACTCCCTTAACACCAAATGCCCTATCAGTTGCCTCTTGGGCAAGTTT